AAGCCGGGTCAATATGTTTATATAAACACCAGTGCTCTTGGGGCTGGCGACACATGGCATAGAAATACCGATGGCACTTCTAGGTCTTGGGCAAATCTTATGGGCTTGGGTGGCTATCACGTTGTTACAGAAGTTGCTCACTCTATATCTAGAGAAGGTTTCAATACTTCTATAAAAGCTAGGTGGGTTGCTTCGGGGCAACGTAATTTTGGGGAGGGCTGTTAGCGATGAGTGATTTTTTGGGCAAAAATGGTCTTCAAGCTCGCGAAATGTTTATAGAAAGAAATTATTTTGATGGCTATGCTTTAGCTGAATTAGCTAACGGAATAGACTTACAAAGTGAGACCTTGCAAATTAAAGATTTTAGAAAAAATGAAAAGCTTCTTGTCGGGCGCGTTGACCCGAGAGGAAATCCAATTCTTGTAAATAGCAACTATCTTGCAGCCCAAGAAGGCCAAATAGGTTCGCCCAATTTCTCGGCCCTTAACTTTGTAATCTCAGCCTTTCAAGGAATGAAGGGCATCTTTGATAGAGATTTAAGGCTCGGCAAGATTGATTCTGATTCCGAGGCTTTGGGAGAGTTGCAGATAAAGAAAGGCTTTGTTGACCCAAAGCAAAGATATATTAATTATTTAAAAACAAAAAACGATGATTTTATGTTTTATATAACAAGCTTAGGTCGTATGAATGATATCGTTGATTTTGAATCTTTTGTAGAGGTCTACATGGATTTTGTTAATTTTACTGCGATAGCCAAGCCAATAACAGAAACAATGTACATCCTAACTAAAAGAAATACAATATTGTCTTCGGGCTTAGCGCTGGAAATATACGAGGGTGATTATTCAGATGATGATTTAAAAATAGAGCTGTTTTACAGAGATAAGAACTTTGAATACCTTAAAAACTTAGCCTATAATCATGGTTTTGTTATTGATAAGCATGTACCGTGGAGACTGGTTGCGGACTTAAATTCGCCAAACCTTATTAGATTTGCCGAACCCTTCATATCGATACCAGAGACTCTAATAGGAGCAACTTCTATTATAGGTCTAATGTTTGACCAACCTCATATAGATGATTTAGAGGATATAGCAAATCTTATGGTAGACGCCTATAACCTCGTCGCATCACAAAACCCAGTGACTAAAATTAGGGTTCCAAGCGCAACAGCATCACCGTCATCTCCTGTTTCAGTTTTTTCAAAATGTAAAAAAACAAAGATCATTCAAAGAATACAAACATCGGTTGAAGAAGTAAGCCTTAAACCGGCAAGCTACTGGATTGACAAGTATGTAAAAATCAGAAACGCCGAAACGGGACTCGGCTATGATGACGCTACAGTCAATGTTATCATTAAAAATGCATCAGACCTAATAAATTCATTTGACACCATCGCCGCAATGCGTTACATTGCTAGTAAGTTTGACAATGTGGCCCACCTTGAAGGCTCACTCTTTTATGATATAACAAGAATAGAGATGAGTCAAGACCCAAATGCAACCGAATCCTCAGTAAAGGAAAGGGTGCAACGAAGTGTTCAAGATTCCAACTTTGTTCAATACTAATTAACAGTCACGGGGAATAAATGTATTTTCAAACGCTCGACGATAAGGGCGAATGTGTAGGAGTATATAAAAATGGAGAATTGCATTTCAACAACCTCCCGGAAGGGATGGAACGTACATGGAAGTACGCTGAATATCTGGAAGAGAGCAATGTTGAGTACGCTAATCTTCTCTGCGGAAATCGGAGCCTTAATGACGTTTGTCCAGCTCACCTAATCGACGATTGGGTTGCTGTTGAGGACAAACTAAAGGCATTTTATCGCTCTTTTGTGTTGGCAAAGGTCAGCATGGAAGAGAATTGTTTTTTTGACCTTGTTCCAAAGCCATTTTTGCTTGAATATTGCGAAATTCGCAACAAAATCACGCAATATGTCTTTGAAAACTACGAAAAACCAGAGAATTACGACTTTATGGTGGAAATAACCAAGGTTTTGACGCGTATCAGGCACCAAAAGCTTAATATTGATGTTTCTAGCTTGTCGGATAAGGCTCATATGCCTAAATTCCGTCAGGCAATGCGGAAGTTTGCCAATATTAACCCGTATTGCAACTTTGTTGTTAACGGAACACGCACAGGTCGCCTTTCTTTTGTAAGAAACTCGTTCCCGATTATGACAATTGACAAAGACTTTCGTTCTATCGTTAAGCCGACGAACGACTGGTTCTTGGAGCTTGATTTTAACGCCGCAGAGGTCCGAACACTTATGGCCCTAGGAGGCTCTAGCGTGCCTTTAGAAGACATCCACGACTGGAACGCCCGTAACCTCTTTAATGCGGGTACGACGCGTGAGGAGGCCAAGCAAAGGTTCTTCTCGTGGCTATATGACGAGAACAAGATTAACCCGAACCTGTCCAAGTATTACGACCGGGACAAGGTGCGTGAAATGTACTTTGACGGACAAGTTGTAAAGACCATGTTTGGTCGCGAGATTGAGACAGAGCAGAGAACGGCCCTAAATTACATTATTCAGAGCACGACCGCAGATTTGGTGCTTCGTCAGGTTATTAAGATTTATGATATGCTACGAGATAAGAAGTCTTTCATTGCATTCACGATTCACGACAATATTGTGCTTGACTTGGCTGACGAAGAGCGTTATATTATACCTAGGTTGATTGAAGAGTTCTCTAACACCGCACTTGGCAAGTATCTTGTGAACGTGAAGGCTGGTAAGGACTTTGGAAATCTAAAGGACTTGAATCTATGAACATTATAGGTCTCGGAAAGGCTGGCTGTGCTATTGCAGAAAAGTTTGGTGAACACCCACAGTACAAAATCTTTCAAATAGATGTTGACAAGCAAGGCACGAGGTGTTATAATGTTAAGAGAAGAAAGGGGCCAGAAGAGTACGAAGCCAACACGCCTTCTTTGAAGAAGTTTTTTGGTAATATTCAAGGCGCCACAACATTTATAATCGGCGGGTCAGGGGACATTTCCGCCATGTCGCTCCGCATTATGGAGCAAATCAAGGATAAGTGCGATATTAGTATTCTTTATATCGCACCCGACAAGTCGCTTCTTAGCGAGAAGCGCAAGATGCACGAAAAGGTAACTTATAACGTGCTTCAAAACTACGCCCGTTCAGGGGCAATTGAGCGGATTTACCTAATCTCAAATCCGCAGGTCGAAAGCATCCTCGGCGAAGTGCCGATTATGGGATATTTCGATAAACTTAACGACTTTATTGTATCTACCATGCACATGATTAACGTTTTTAGAAATGCAGACCCCGTGATGGGCGGACTTAGAACTCCAGTGGGTTCTCGTCGCATTTCTACAGTTGGAATCTACGATATGGAAAAAGATGAAGAAAAGTTGTTCTTTTCGCTTGACACGAAGCGCGAGACGTGCTATATTTATTGTGTTGGGGAGAAAAGGTTGCGTGAAGACGGTGGTCTTCATAAGAACATCGTTACGCAAATGAAGGGAAAGACAAATGACGAGACTGTGGATGTTTCGTTTGGAGTTTTTCCTACCAACTACAACAACGACTATGGTTATGTTTTAGCACATAGTCCTAACATTCAAAGCTAGCAGAGACGGGATATTCGCCGCTCTGACTTTAACAAGGAGAAATAAAAATGGCTATTGATCTTGAGAAAATGCGTGCCAAGCTATCGGCACTTGAGAACCGAGGAAAGAAGGAAGATTCTGCCTTCTGGCGTCCACAGGACGGAGAGCAGACTGTTCGTATCGTTCCTACCCCTGATGGTGACCCCTTCAAGGAGTATTGGTTCCACTATAACTTGGGTAAGAACCCCGGTTTCCTCTCGCCGAAGCGTAACTTCGGTGTTGACGACCCGCTGAACGATTTCGTTCGCCAGTTGTTCAACGAGGGCACCGACGACTCTATTAAGCAGGCAAAGGAGCTTATGGCCCGCCAGCGCTTCTTCGCTCCCGTGTTGGTTCGCGGTGAGGAAGAGAAGGGAGTCCGTATCTGGGGCTTTGGTAAGATGGCTTATCAGGAGCTTCTAAACCTTGTTCTCAACCCCGAGTATGGTGATATCACCGATGTCGAGGATGGTACTGACCTTGTAATCAAGTACGGTAAGCCGCCGGGAGCCCAGTTCCCGCAGACGACTATTACACCTCGTCGTCGTTCAAGCCCACTCTGTGATGATGCAGTTGGAGGTCCGGACCGTTGTGCCGAGCTTCTAGAGAGCATCCCAGAGTTTGATACTCTGTTCACGCGGAAGACCCCGCAGGAGATTCAGGTTATGCTTGACGAATGGCTCGCAGGAGAGGATTCTGCCGGAGACGATGTTGTTAAGTACGACAACAATGGCTCTACCACTAGCGTTGACAACGCTTTCAATCAATTGATGAACGCATAGAAGGAGAAATAATTATGTTCAGTTTCATTAACCGAGACCGCCTATATGGGATGGCGGTTGGTGCCGCTATCATCAGCGCCGCTGTGCTCTTCACCGCTTGTAGTGATGAGAAGGGCGACACTGGCGATACTGCTGAAGCCACCACCACAACAGAGGAGACCACTACCCCGGTCACCACGCCCACGACCCCTACGACCCCCTCTACGCCCACTACGGGCGAGACGGGAGACACAGGCGACACGGGCGCTACGACTGGCACTGGCACCGGAACCGGCACGACCGGAACTGGTACTGGCACCACTGGTAGCTGATGTTCGACCCGCAGGAAGGCATGGGGTTACAGATGCCTTCATTTTCAACAATTAACAAGGAAATATAAATTATGAGCGAGAATGAAAATTCAGACAACAATATCTTTGCTATCACCGGCATTATTGCCGTGGTGCTGGTACTACTGGGGTTCTTCACTTTCTCTAGTCAGAACACGACTGATGTAGTGAACAACACGTCGAACGCATCCGACAAGACCATCCCGGTTGAGGAGATTGTTGTTATTGGCGAGCCGGCTAACAACGCCGAGGCCGAAAACGAAGCCGCGATTAATGATCAGGTCAATGAGGCTATTAAGAACTCTGAAGACACCGATCTTCCTAACGCGGAGTAATTCCCCCGACCGCAGGGGGGCATGGGTTTACAGATGCCCCGTTTTAACTAATCGGAGGAAAAATGAAGTTTCTAGAAAAGAACAGCAGAGTTTCAAATGGTTTTCTTGCAGCGACTATCCTGTCAATTGCAGGTTCAATTGTGATTTGGAATACAACAGGTGCAAACCCTGCGCACGTTGAACGACTTGCTCTTTTTGTTGGGTTATGGGCTCCAACATTCATGGGCTTTGCAAACTACTACAAGGAGTAAGAGATGAGTTTATACAAGAAGATTAAGTCTCTGGGCGTTGAGGACGATACAACAGTAACTTTTAGTTACGAAGATGGTTGTGACGTTTTCCACTTCAACGAGACGCACATTGAAACCGCAATGAGCCAGACTGGTTTTGCAACCACGCTTGCAGAAGCCGTTGCCGAGGGTATTTTATATAAGAACGGTAACGAGATTCTTGATGAAATGCGAGAGGAAGGCTTGCTTGACGAATATGAGCGAGGCGACGAGTCATTTGTTGAGTTTGTGGCCGAGGCTATTGAAGAGAATCACTGGAACTATTGTTGGTTTGAGCACTCCACAGAGAAGTACGACCACAAGCGCGGATACACCGAGCTTTCAGCAGAGTTTGCAGTTCCTCTATCAGAGCTTAAGGACGAGCCATTTCCTCTCCCGGGCTGGAAGGCATCGGTGCAGACTCCGAATGGCTACCTAACGGTTGACCGATAATGGCCAGAACAAAGAAACAAAAGGCAGGAAAGCTTTCCATTGCCGATATGAGAAAGATTGTCAATAAGAGGGCTGGTATTACGGTTGCTCATGACTTAGGTGGCTCAAACCCTACCGAAGTTAAAGAGTGGATTCCAACCGGCTCACGGTGGCTAAACTCTATTATTTGTCGAGGCAAGTACGCTGGAATTCCAGTGGGCAAGATTAGCGAGATTGCTGGCCTTTCTGCTTCGGGTAAGTCATATATGGCTGCCCAAATTGCAGGCAACGCCCAGAAGATGGGGATTGACGTGGTATACTTTGATTCAGAGTCTGCCATTGACCCCGACTTCTTGGCTAATGCCGGTTGTGATGTCGAGAACTTACTTTATATTCAGGCTCAGTCAGTTGAGTTTGTTTTAGAGACTATGGAAGAACTACTAGCAGGCAACGAAAACCGAATGTTGTTTATTTGGGACTCGTTAGCAATGACGCCCGCCGTCTCGGATATCGAGGGCGATTTCAATCCTCTATCCAGTATGGCAGTCAAGCCTCGTATTCTTTCAAAGGGTTTTGCTAAGTTAACGGTACCGATTGCAAATTCGCAATCTACCTTGCTTATCCTAAACCAGTTGAAGACTAATATCACAAGCAATATTGCAGAAGCACGCCTAGAACCTTATTTCACCCCCGGTGGAAAGGCCGCAATCTACGCTTATTCTCTTCGTATTTGGCTAACTGCCCGACGAGGCAAGTCCAGCTTCATCTATGATGATAAGGGCTTCCGTGTTGGTACAGAAGTCAAGGCCAAGATTAAGAAGTCGCGATTTGGCTCTGATGCCCGAGAGTGTACTTTCAAGATTGTATGGGCAGGCGAAGATGTCAAGATTCAAGATGAGGAATCATGGCTTGAGGCGATTAAGGGCTCTAATCACCTCACGAACGCAGGCGCTTGGTTTACGCTTCAATATGCAGACGGAACTTCCGAAAAGTTCCAGTCGGCAACTTGGATGAAAAAACTGCAAAACGAAAAGTTTAGACATCGAGTTATTGAACTCATGGAGCAGGAAGTCATTCTTAAGTTTGAAAAGAAGGAAGCGGACGCTAAGGAGTTTTACGACATCGACGGCGAAGAGTAGAAAAAGATTTTGCTTGACAGGTAGCCCCCAGCATGCTATATTAAGTGTGTTGGGGGCATTCTTATGAAGATAACTGGAAGGCATCGTCGCTATGTCGATTTGGCAAAAAAGCTTGCTGAATCTTCTAGCTACTCTCTGCACCGTCATGGCGCAGTGCTAGTGAAGGGCGGTAGCGTCCTTAATTGGTCAGCAAACCAGAATAAAGTTCAAAGATGGGCTCAACGCTTTAGGTCTCACGGGTGTGGCCATGCCACACATCATGCTGAACTTGGAGCTGTTCTTGGGGTTGCCCGAGACAAAACAACAGGTTCCGACGTGTATGTCGTTAGAATCAGTAAAAAGGGTTCACTTCTCATGTCTAAGCCATGTGAGATGTGCCAAGAGCTACTTCGTCACGTTGGTGTCAAAAGGGTCTTCTACTCTATTGACGACGAGACGATGGGATGTTATAAAGTATAGACAGGGGGAAACATGAACCGCGTAATGGTTATCGATGCACTTAATATGTTCATCAGGAATTACATTGTAAATCCGATGATTTCGACCAACGGAAATCCAATTGGGGGCGCCGTTGGTTTTCTTAACTCGCTCAAGAAGTTGATGCGGGAGGCTAATCCAGACCAAGTTATTATTTGTTGGGATGGCTCTGGAGGCTCACAGAAGCGCCGTCAGACCGTCAAGGAATACAAGCAGGGTCGTAAGCCTATCCGTAAGAACTACGAGGTAGAAGGCATGTCAGAGCAGTCTCAAAAGGAGAATATGGTCTGGCAACAGCAAATCCTCATGGAGATGCTAAACGAAATGCCAGTTATGCAACTGGTCCTAGATAGGGTTGAGGCAGATGATATTATTTCTATGGTGGTTGGCTCACCGAAGTACAAGGGATGGCAAAAGGTCATCGTATCTTCCGATAAGGACTTTCTTCAGCTTCTTGACGGAGAAACAGTTCTTTACCGCCCCATCCAGAAGAAGGCTTGGACAAAGCAGACTGTGATTGATGAGTATGGTATCGCACCAGAAAACTTTGTTATCGCTCGTGCTATTGCGGGTGATAAGTCTGATAATCTAGCAGGCATCCAAGGTGCAGGTCTTAAGACTATTTCTAAGCGTTTGTCATTCCTCTGCGAAGACAAGATGCATACGCTTGACACAGTTTACGACCATTGCGCCAACACAGACAGCAAGCTTAAGTTTTTTGAACGGATTGTCGAAGGCTGGGATACTGTCGAGACAAACTACAAGGTAATGAATCTTACTCCTCCAAGCATTTCGGTGCAGGGTCGCCAAAAGATTAATTACGCGCTTGACAACTTTGAGTTTGAACTCAATGCAACCGGCCTCAAGCGCGCCTCTGTGGAGCATGGCTTCGGTTCCTATGATTGGTCCGAGATTACGGCAAAGCTACGAGGCATGGTTGAGAAAAATAAGCTAATCGCTTGACACAAGGGTCTATATAGGCTATATTAAACACACGGGGGATACACTTGGGCAAAGACGCACCGAGCTTTAGAAAATTTGGTAAGGACTTTCAAGAGTCATTGTGCCAAATGATATTACAGGACCGCCCTTTCGCGGACCAAATTATGGAAGTTCTAGACATTGGGTTTCTAGAGCTTCACTACCTTCGTGTGTTCGTTCAAAAGATTTTTGAATACCGCGAAAAGTACAACGTTCACCCATCATACAAGATTATGATTTCGATTGTCCGGGCTGAAATCGAAGGCGAGAACGCTGCGACACAGCAGCAGTTGCGCAACTATTTTGCTCGGATTCATGATTCGCAAGTTTCGGGTTCAGAGTACATCAAGACCACAGCGCTTGACTTTTGTCGTAAGCAAAAGCTAAAAGAAGCAATGATTCGGTCTGTTCCTCTGCTTGAAAAGTCGTCTTTTGATGAGATTGCGAAGATTATTAACGATGCCATTAAACTTGGTGACCACTCGGACCACGGCTATGATTACGTCAAGGACTTTGAGAAAAGGTTTGAAATCAAAGCAAGAAATCCAATTACAACAGGCTGGAGCGAAATCGACGGACTATGTAAGGGTGGACTCGGCAAGGGCGAGTTGGGCGTCGTGATTGCGCCAACGGGGGCAGGTAAATCAATGGTTCTAGTTCACTTGGGGGCAGAGGCCCTAAAGCAAGGTAAAACTGTTGTTCATTATACTCTTGAGTTGGCAGATACCGTCGTTGCGGGTCGTTATGACTCGTGCATTACTAAGATTCCACTCAGTAATATGCATTCATTCAAAGAAGAGATTTATGAGCAGGTTCAGGATATTGAAGGGGTTCTGATTGTCAAGGAATACCCCACTAAGTCCGCCTCTACTCGTTCTTTGAGAACCCACCTAGAAAAGCTAAAAATGCGTGACATTAACCCCGATATGGTCATTGTAGACTACGGTGATTTGTTGCGCCCTATTTCTGGTAAAAATGAGAAAAGACATGAACTGGAATCTATTTATGAAGAGATGAGGGGACTGGCAAAGGAATTTGACTGTTGCCTTTGGACCGCATCTCAAACTAATAGGTCTGGACTCAACGCTGAAGTTATTACTTTGGAATCAATCTCCGAGGCGTTTAACAAATGCTTTGTTTCAGACTTTATTTTTTCACTGTCAAGGACCGTAGAGGACAAACAAGCAAATACCGGTAGAGTTTTCGTTGCTAAGAACAGGAACGGGCCGGATGGCCTAGTATTTCCAATTTCAATGCAAACGGCAAACGTTCAAATCAACGTTTTGTCACCAACCGGGACAGAGCCAGCAGTTATTTCCGCGAAGGACCAAAGTGAAATATTGAAAGAGAAATACAAGAAATTTAGAAAGAATCAAAAGGAAAAGGGAGCTAAATAATGGAGTTGGCATCAGAAATCTTGTCAGACATCACGGTACACATGAAGTACGCGAGATATCTATCAGACAAGTACCGTCGTGAGACATTTGAAGAACTAGTAGACCGCAATAAAGCTATGCATATCAAGAAGTACCCACATCTTAGGGACGAGATTGAGGCGGCTTATGAATATGTCTATGAAAAGAAGGTTCTACCTTCAATGAGGTCTATGCAGTTCGGCGGTAAGCCCATAGAGGTCGCTCCAAACCGTATTTTCAACTGTGCTTATATGCCTATCGATGACGTTCGGGCATTCGGGGAGGCTATGTTTCTTCTATTGGGGGGAACCGGTGTCGGATATTCAGTCCAGACACACCATGTAGAGCAACTTCCAGAAATTAATAAGCCAAACGGTAAGCGCACATATCGGTATCTAGTTTCAGACTCTATTGAGGGTTGGGCAGATGCAGTTAAGGCGCTTGTAACCTCCTATTTTCGTGGTACTTCAAAGCTACGTTTCGATTTCTCGGATATTAGACCCAAGGGAAGCCGTTTAGTAACATCTGGCGGCAAGGCCCCGGGACCACAGCCTTTGCGTGAGTGTCTTGTAAAGTTGGAGGGGATGCTAGAAGCCAAGGAAAATGGCGATAAACTGCGTCCTATTGAGGTCCATGATATGGTTTGTCACATTGCTGACGCCGTGCTCGCAGGCGGTATCCGCCGTGCTGCCCTTATCTCCCTCTTTTCGGCGGATGATGATGAGATGATTGCTGCCAAGGCTGGCTCTTGGTGGGAAACAGACCCACAAAGAGGCCGTGCTAACAACTCTATTGTTCTTATGCGTCACATCGTAACCAAGGAGTTCTTTATGGACCTCTGGGCTCGTGTTAAGGCGTCTGGTGCTGGAGAGCCCGGTTTTTACTTTACTTTTGATAAGGATTGGGGCACAAACCCATGTTGCGAAATCGCACTTCGCCCATACCAGTTCTGTAATTTGACCGAGGTTAATGTTTCAAATGTAGATACACAGGAGGAGTACGAATCCCGCGTCAAGGCAGCAGCATTCATCGGTACTCTCCAAGCTTCCTACACAGATTTCCATTACCTCCGTCCAGTATGGCAGCGTAACACTGAAAAAGACGCTTTGTTGGGTGTTTCTATGACCGGCATTGCCTCTGGAAATGTTCTAAAGCTTGATATGAAGGCAGGAGCTAAGATTGTAAAGCAGGAAAACAAGCGCGTTGCTGCCCTCCTTGGTATCAACCCTGCTGCTCGAACAACTTGCGTTAAGCCCGCTGGAACCACGTCTTTGACGCTTGGCACGTCCTCTGGAATTCATGCTTGGCACAACGACCACTACATTCGTCGTATCCGCGTCGGCAAGAACGAAGCAATTTATGAATATCTTTCACAGAACCATCCAGAACTTATTGAGGACGAGTATTTCCGTCCGCACGACACCGCGGTTATTTCAGCACCGCAGAGGGCTCCAGCAGGCGCCATCACGCGCTCTGAAACAGCCATAGACATGCTCGAACGTGTTAAGAAGGTCAGCACGGAGTGGGTTCGCACCGGCCACTGGAAGGGGCAAAATACGCACAATGTAAGCGCCACGGTCACTATCAAAGAAGACGAGTGGGCAGAAGTCGGCGAGTGGATGTGGGAAAACCGTAGTTGCTACAACGGTTTATCAGTTTTGCCTCACTCGGACCACACTTATGTACAGGCTCCTTTTGAGGATTGTGATGAAGCCACCTACAACGAAATGATGAAGTCTCTCGCTAACATCGATCTTACAAACGTGGTCGAAACGCAGGACAACACCGATTTGCAGGGCGAATTGGCTTGTGCTGGTGGAGCTTGTGAAATAAAATAGCTTGACACTCACTCTCTTTGGCGTTATAATTAGAGAGTGAGGTAAGTTATGAAGTTTAACCACCTGCTCCCTCGTTGGGAGCAGAGACACAAGTGTCCCGATGGTAGTGAACACTATTATTTGCCGACAAGTCACATAGAAGCTACGCTAAAGCATGTGGCTGTTCGGTTTCGTTGTAAGAAGTGTGGCCGCATAACCGCTGCATTTCTAAATGAGCCAACTTATTATACAAACAAGAAGATTATTGACAAATATATAGGAGAAGCAGAATGATTCTAGATACCAAGACTCCTTGGATTCAGGTTGAGTTGTCCTTTGACAAGGAAGAGGAAAATCCATATTCTATCGCGCTTCCTGATGACTATCGTCCCGCTGAGAAGCCTTACAAGGCTGTTTCTATCGTAAGAGACCCAGAGGGAGAGTATAAGCACGGTGATGTTGTTGTTCTTCCCACGCATATCATTCGCGAGATTGAGCTTTCTACCAACAAGTTTCATCTTGTTGAGCGAAACCACATCATGGCGGT